TTGCATGAAGGCATATCTCGACCGATACGAGGATGGTATTGCTATATTCTATGATTCAGAATATGGCGTCACTCCCGACTATCTTGAGAGTTATGATATCGATACCAATCGAGTACTTCATGTCCCTATCGAAGATGTCGAACAGCTCAAGTTCGATATGACAAAACGACTCGACGACATCGAACGTGGAGATCGTGTCTATATTATGATCGATTCAATCGGTAACTTGGCCTCGAAGAAAGAGGTCGAAGATGCGTTGAATGAGAAATCGGTTGCCGATATGTCACGGGCAAAACAACTGAAATCTTTATTCCGTATCATCACCCCCAAGTTAACGACCAAGGATCTCCCCTGCGTCGCTATCAATCACGTCTACCAAGAAATGGGGTTATTCCCCAAGGCAATCGTGTCTGGCGGTACGGGGATCTACTATTCAGCTAATCAAATCTTCATCATCTCTAAATCGCAGGAGAAGGATGGGTCTGAATTGGCTGGATTCAAATTCACGATCAACATTGAGAAATCGCGATACGTGAAAGAGAAGGCAAAACTTCCCTTCACTGTTATGTTTGAAACCGGCATCCAGAAATGGTCTGCACTCTTTGATCTGGCTCTTGAATCAGGGCACTTGACAAAGGCCACGCAAGGATGGTATAATATGGTGGATATGTCGACTGGTGAGATTATCGAACCGAAACGTCGACTGAAAGATATCGAAGGCGACCATGAATTCTTCGAAGGTCTGTGCGAAGACCCGAAATTCAAACGATTCGTCGAAGATAAATTTAAACTAACAATGGCTGATAGAGAAGAATATGCTAGAGAAGACGATCTTATCGAATCTGATACTGAATGAGGACTACTACCGAAAGGTATACCCTTATCTAAAATCAGATTATTTTGAAGATAGGAATTACCAGAAGGTATATTCCACCATCTGTGAGTATGTTGAGAAATATTCCGAGCCTCCGTCAAAGGAGGCTTTGGGTCTCTGCCTGGATAACCGAACAGACCTGAACGAAGACGCGTACAAAGAAGTACAAGACATCGTTCGGGGTCTTTCGTTAGACGAAGATACAAACACAGAGTTCCTTATCGACGAGACAGAGAAATTTTGCCAAGATAGGGATCTATTTAATTCAGTCCGTAAATCCATTATGATCCTTGAAGGACAGGGTGGTGATATGGACAAGGGAGAAATCCCAAAAATTCTGGCTGATTCTCTCGGTATCTCTTTTGATTCGAGTATCGGCCATGATTTCCTCGTGCAGAATGATGATCGCTATGATTATTACCATAAGAAAGAGGAAAGAATTCCGTTTGATATTGAATTAATGAACAAGATCACCAAGGGTGGTCTGCCTCGTAAATCGATGACTGTACTACTGGCCACTACTGGTGGCGGTAAATCTCTGGTCAAATGCCACATGGCATCCTCGATGTTGATGCATGGCAAGAATGTCTTATTCATCACCATGGAATTGGCTGAAGAAGAGGTTGCCCGGAGGATCGATGCCAACATTATGGACATTACCCTCGATGAGGTCGGAGAGATTCCTCGTGATGTTTTTGAGAAGAGAATTGCTCGATACAGATCGAAGACTCCTGGCAAATTGATCATTAAGGAATATCCAACCGGAAGTGCTCACGTGGGACACTTTCGACATCTATTGAACGAACTTAAAATGAAAAAGAATTTTATTCCAGATGTCGTGTTCGTTGATTACCTGAATATCTGTGCTTCTTCTCGTGTGAAAGGAGCCGCAGCTGCAAACTCTTACACTCTTGTGAAATCTATTGCCGAAGAGGTCCGTGGTCTGGCAATGGAGAATAATTGTGCTGTTGTCACATCATCCCAGTTCAACCGAGATGGATATGGCAACTCTGATGTCGATCTGACCAATACATCTGAATCGATGGGTATCACCCATACTGCTGATGCCATCTTTGGTCTGATTACGTCTGAACAACTCGATTCCCTCAATCAGCTGATGATCAAACAGCTCAAGAATCGATGGGGTGATCTTTCTTATTATAGAAGATTCCTCGTGGGTATTGACAGAGCGAAGATGAAGATATATGATTTAGAGGAAAGTGTACAGCAGACCATCCATCAAGATTCGGGTGATATCAAGAAACAAGATGATGATGTTGCTGTATTTGATAAGACAGACTTTGGTGTACGGCAGCTAGGAGAAGGAAAGAAGAGGTTTTCTGCCGGAGGGTTGATATAGTTATAAATATTGGGTAACACGGAGCTCATAATGAAACGGTTTCAAACCTATCTAAAAGAAGAAACGGCTATCGATGAAAATGCAAGGGCATTGGAACTAGTAGCCGAGATTGATAATGCAATTGGTTCTATACCAACAGAAATTGCACTAGACGATCGTCCTGCCTATAATAGTGGTAAAAAGTTAGGCATCTCAATGATGATGGACGATGCCATGAGGACAAAATATGCCTCAATGGCAAATGCAATTATCGAAGAACGAGATGACCTAGAACCAGCTCCGGTTAAACCAGCCCGTATTACCAAAGATTTTGCTTTCCGGCATAAAGACCTAGAGAAATACGTATACGTCAACTGTCGTCCAAGTGGTAAAAGATCTGCTGCTGGAGATGATCCTCACGAACTCATGACTGCAGGTTTGATGCTAAAGTCATCTCTGCCCATACCCACCACGTCGGATGAAATGGATGTACTGATTGATGAGGTTAAAAAGAATCTCGGCAATATCAGTGGCTACAAATCAGGCCAGGTAGAGAAATTAGGTGGAGACTACGCGAATATGGCCAAGGCCGTTTCTGCTGCAAAGGCACTCCACGATAATGGTTGGGGTGGAGCCGATAAAGTCTATCTCACCGGCCAGGCATGGGATGACGATGTCAAGAAATTCCAGATCACCAAATACGGCATGCAAGATTTCAACTCTTCTGATTTTATTATCAAGAAGGGTTCTAAGTATATGGGTGTCTCTCTCAAAAAGAAGATTCGTCTATCTGAGGCAGATCCTACTCTGATTAATAAATCATTCTCTACACTGTTCCAAGGTAAAGAATTTGAATCGCTGATGGAAACCCTCGATAAGAGCGCTGGTATGTTCTATCTTCGTGTCATTGCTAGAGCCAAGAAAGATGGGGTACTAGATCCGGCGACAGAGAAGCTGATGAAGAAGACTAGACCTTCTACCAAGAATTGGAAGTTATTCATCCAGCAGATACCCAACGAAATAATCAATGCTGAACTGAAAAAGAGTCGATCTCTATTTGGCAAGATGGGCAAAATCATTTCTCAGAATAAAGAACTTATTGCCAATCAGTTAGTACAACTTATTTTCAAAGCAGATTTAAAAGAACTTCAATCTGTTGATTTCGATTTCTCATTGGTCACTGGTATCGGTGATTATGGGGCAAGGAAAGGTGTCGTGGTCGAAAAGGCAGAATATAAAAATATCGACACAGTATCGGAGAAGATAGAAAATCTTGCATCGAAGGGTGGGGCTGCTATCGATTACACCCCCGGTGAGGTACAGGCGTTCCAGCCAGGAGCAACGGCTGCAATGTTGAAATTAGATTTATCGTTAGGTGGTACGGTTCTTGCAAATATTGTTTTACGTTATAAAGGCAACTTTAGATCGGCACCATCTTTCACTGCATTTATGAGTGATGAATTTAAGGCGATCTATAGAGATCTGCCCAAGAGCTCGTAGGGAGTTTAATGAAACCATTTAGTTATGATTTATTTGATGTTATTAGAGGTAAACAATTAAGACACAATTTCCAAGGATTTGAAACCCTAGAGCGAAATTATTCTGAGTGTTTACAAGACATATATGTTCTTTCGATGACTGATGGTAAACGAGAGGGCACATATTTAGAGATCGGTTGTGATCTTCCTTTTCATAGGAGCAATACAGCCGTATTAGAGTTGGCCTATGGATGGCGTGGTCTCAGTATTGATTATAATTCTGATTCAATTCAGAAACATCATCAACAGAGACCAAATAACACGGCATATTGTTTAGATGCTACAACGATAGATTATTCTGTCCTCTTACCACATCTACAAATGCCTACAGTTATTGATTACCTCCAGCTGGATTGTGATCCACCGGATGTAACGTGGGAGGCAATGCATAGGATACCATGGGACTCTTACAGGTTTCGTGTGATAACATATGAACACGATTCATATTATTATAAGGATAAAGATTTTAGAAAGCACTCTCGTAAATTTTTATCAGAAAGGGGATATGTTCTTATGGCTGGAAACATATCACCGGATGAGGATAGATCTAGGGCATTTGAAGATTGGTGGTGTGATCCTAAGTTGATTGACCCTATAATATTCCTTAATATGAAATCTGAGAGTGACGAACATAAAAAGCCATACGAATATTTACTAGGACACGTATGAAATCATTTGGCACATATTTGGAAGAGTCAAAGAATCTTCACATGACTCACCTCGAAGACGCTGTATTAGACGGTGGTGTTAAGGGCACTCGAAATGTTATCCTTTATCTCCGAGCTCTTCGTGATATGTTGGCCGGGAACACTAGTGCTCCTGTTTCTCTCACTACAAAGTGGGATGGTGCTCCTGCCATCTTCGCCGGGATAGATCCGACTGATGGAAAATTTTTCGTGGCCAAAAAGGGCGTCTTCAATAAGAACCCTAAGTTATATAAATCGAATGAAGACATTGATAATGATTTGAGTGGTGAACTGAATGACAAATTCAAGATCGCACTCGCAGAGCTCTCCAAGTTGGGGATCAAAGGAGTTGTGCAAGGTGATTTCCTCTATACGTCAGACGATATCAAGGCAGAAAGTATTGATGGCGAACCGCATCTTACTTTCCATCCTAATACCATTGTTTATGCGATACCGGTCGATTCAGGCCTCGCTAAAGAAATATCAAGATCCAAGATCGGTGTGGTCTGGCACACAACTTACGGAGGATCAGATCTTGAATCAATGTCAGCAAGTTTTGGAAAGAAGATTGTCCCAGGCCTCAAAAAAGTAGCTAGTGTGTGGAATGTAGATGCTGTCTTCGAAGACAAATCGGGTACAGCCACATTCACGGCTCAGGAAACAAAAGAATTTACTGAACTCTTATCTAAGGCAGGATCTCTATTCAAGACGACAAAGAAAGGTGTACTGGATGGCCTGTATCAAGATGCCGAATTGAATATGAGGGTCAATACATACATCAATTCTAAGATAAGAGAAGGGTCTCGTATTGGAGAGCCTAAGGCCTTCGTCATCGGCCTGAGAAAATTTATTGACGAATACTACGAAAAACAGGCTGCCAGTCGGTCCTCAGCAAAGGGCAAACAGGCACAGAGAGATAAAAAGAACACTGTTCTTTCTTATTTTAATAAATACAAAGATAAAGACATCGAAAAAGTCTTTGAACTATATAATATGCTAGTCGATGCTAAACATATCGTGATCGATAAACTCAATACTGTACAGGGTATTAAGACTTTACTCAAAACTTCGAAGGGATTCGAGGTGACTGGACAAGAAGGGTTTGTTGCCATTGATCACTCTGGACAAAATGTTCTAAAATTGGTAGATAGACTTGGCTTTAGTAGAGCTAATTTTTCACCTGATTACATAAAAGGTTGGCAAAAATAAATGGCTCAATGGAATAAAAAGTCACAATCATATTTAGCTAATGGCACCTCTTTATTTGAGGCGGTCACCTTGGCTGATAAATTTGGAGCCCAGTCCGACTGGCGACCTTCGTTCACCTCAAAGAATCGCCTCAAGGTATCTAATCCTCAGACAATATTCCATCATACATTTTCTCATGTGGTCGAAGATGCTCAATGGTTACAAGAACTTGGTGGCACTGCCAACGCGTATATTTCTAACGATGCTGCTAATCCTGAGACATTTGATCCTCTCAGCCCCGGGTCTGATATCATCACCGAAAACACTGCCGTTGCAGTCGTCAAAGCTGCCAATGATTTCGTTAAGAGAGAAACGGCAAATGTCATTCCATACGTCCCAGGTAAAGAACAGTTTGCCTCAATGGCATGTCGATTCGATTTGCCATCTGAAGGTATCACTCGACGCATTGGAATGTATGATGATGACAATGGTGTCTTTTTTGAGGATGATGGCACCGGTGATTATTTCCTCGTCGTTAAAAAGAATGGTGTTGAAACTGTTCGCGTAGGAAGAAATGCAGGTGAATGGAATGGCGATAGCCTCGAAGGTGACGGTAGATCTCAAATCGTTGCTAACCCTCTTGCTCAACAATTGCTCGGTATTGAATATGAATGGTATGGATCAGGTCAGGTTAAATTTGGTTACGTAATCGATGGTGAATTCCACGTGATCCATACAGTCAATAATGCAAACACCACTGTAGGTACATGGACTAAAACACCTTTCTTACCTTTAAGACAAGAATTGATTGCATCGCCTACCTATTCTGGACCTCCTGCATATTTCTATCTTTCTTCAACCTCTGTGATTGCAGAAGGTGGTGTTGAAGATATCGGCACGGTTCATAATGCTGAGAATGGTTTAGATTTTACCACTAGTGCGCCATTGGTAGAAATCGATACTACCACAAATAATCTAATTAACGCCAAGACGTTCTATCCTTTGGTGTCTCTTCGTTTGAAAGACATTGCTTTATCAGCTGCTGTGAAGATTTTGGAAATGCAAGTATCTTCTGTAGATAACACGAACCTTTATTTTATGCTGGTTCGAAACCCGACTCTCACTGGTGCGACCTTCACAGACCAAGGTGAACCATATAGTGCTGTAGAGGTCGATACTGCAGCTACTGCCGTATCATTTACAAAAGATAATGTCATTTTTTCAGGCGCTTCTCTTTCAGGTGCCAGTAACATTGTTCAATTTAGAGATCAGCTACGTTATCAGTTGCGAAGAAAATTTGTAACCAATACCTTTGCAGCTATTGAATCTGATATAGTAACAGTTGTGGCTGCATCTACGGCTCCTTCCAAGACTGCAATCTGTAGCATAGCCTGGTCAGAATTATACTAAGTAGTTATGTCTAATATACTCCTCCTCACCGATATAATCGAGCAGAAGGTGAGAAAGGAAAAAGAGCTGGAATATTATCAAAATGAATTGGATAAACTGCAGCAGAAAATGTGGTGGATCCGCAAAGAAATAGAGATCACCAATCTCTGTATTGAAGTGATAGAGACCGAGAAAGCAAATCTGGTCTCCGATAGATTATTAGGTAATAATGAGAATGAACATTGAAAAGAAAATCACCCAGATATGGATAGGCCCAAAACCTGCTCCTCTCAAATGGATTCAAACTTGGAAAGATAAACATCCAGATTGGAATCATACTCTCTTCACAGACGAGATGCTAAAGTCTCGTAAATGGCACAATCAACATCTTATCGAACGATATTATCAATGGCAGAAGTGGCCAGGGGTAGCAGATCTCATTCGATATGAGTTGCTTTACGAGCAAGGTGGATTCATGCCGGAGGCCGATTCTCAGTGTTTAGAGAGGGTCGACGAACTCTTCACATCTCCTGAGCACTATGCGTATTCTTGTTGGGAAAATGAAAAGGCCAAACCAGGTTACGTATGTCCCATGTATGCTTGTAACCCAGGAAATGTGTTTCTAAAACATATCATAGATACTCTGCATGAATTAAGACCAGAACAACTCAACCCAGAACCATTTCGATCAACCGGAAATCTGTTTCTCGCTCATCAAGTTCCTAATTGGATGCATATGCTTACCATATGGCCTTCTTATTTCTTTGTTCCTCAATGGTATGTTGGTCCTAGATATAATGGTCCGGGCAAGATTTACGCTGATCAATTCTGGGGTTCGACCGGTCTGTTTGTTAATGTTAAAACCTATGATAAAGGTGCTTGATGTACATTTCACATAAATATAAAATAATATTCGTAAGGACACCAAGGGCTGGCGGGAGCAGTATCTGTAAATATTTAATTGATAATATTGATGACCCCGAAGCAATATATACCCCAGTAGAAGACGATAATATTTTAGGAACCGTATCTGAAGAAATACTAGAAAAGTATAGACCCTACGGTTTCTATGGGTTAGGATTGGAAGATCTAATCAATGAGGATCTGGTTACAGAAGAGCAGGTAGACGATTATACCTGTTTCTGCATCCTACGAGATCCCATAGAAAGACAAAAGAGTCTTTATTATCAAATTAAATATATGAGGACTCCTCAAGAAGATCCTTCCTTATCTGAATATAAGGCTTGGACCAATAATGGGTATTCTCTGAATCACCCAAATGACACCATATCACAATATGATAGATTACGTGTCAATGGGAAAGTAATGGGGCAATATTGGCTCTATGAATACATAGATTACCATTTAAGAGATTTGTTTGAAGATAAAGGGATTAGACAGATCACTGGAGTTCCTAGATTTAAACTAAGATATCGAAGAGACAAAGATTTTGATTTTGATTTAGGTACCGTAAATAAAATAAGAAAGCATTTTAAGGAAGATTTCAACCTCTACTCGAGGTTAAGGATATCAGCATATGAAACCGACATTAGCCATTATACTGCGACACAATAATCCGTTATCACACGAATACGCTGCCAAGTGTGCTGAATCGTGTGACAAAGTAGGTATTGAATGGGAATACTTTAACGGTTATAGTAACATGACCGGAAAGGCTGCTTGGATGAAAACAGGCATACCTATGAAATTCAATGAAGAATATAGGTA